TGCTAAGCCAGTAGTATTTGTTTCTATACATGACGGTCGTGCCGTTTGGCATATGTTCTAAATCTTCAATGCCTTTATTATATATTGGCATCCTCTGGCTCCCCTAATTCAATCACAATCTTGATTTCATGTACTTTGATTTGTTCATTCGTACTATCAGGTTTCTTCTTATAGAAGTGGGCACAAGTTATATCTTTATTCCACGACCCATATCGGCCATTCCCGCACCAATAAGAACCATCAGTTGACCTTCGTACCCATCGTATTGTTTTTGTTATCATATAGCTCTCACCCGTGCCATCATCTTGTTCCAACCAGTGTATGCTCTGCTTCTACTCCAACTCTTATAAAATCTTAAACATTTAGAACATGACACGAAATACGGTCCATCACCACAACTTGGCACAGTAATGTAGCCGGTCGCCCAATCTGGAACTTGGCTACAACATTTGGTTAATCTAGGCTTTGGTAAATTATCGGCAATATAATCAGACACCACGGCCCCATCTTCTCAAATGCGTACTTTGGACACCACCGAAATACCAACCACAACAACCCTCTAATGACTTTAGAAACTTTTTATTGGCTTCATGTGTGGCTCTAGCCTTTTCTGCTATTTCAGGTGTACATTTTAAATTAATCAATTCTTGCCGTAATTTATAACGCTTGTGTTTTGTCCAAAATATTTTCAGTTTATGCATAGTGTTCCGTGTTAGGTAATAATTCCACCCATTCCTCATTAACATTCACAAACAGTTTCATATCGCCATCTACTCGATAATCATCATGAATGAAACAACAATCTATAGCTAGACTGCCTTTTCTAATCCACTCTTCAGTATTGATGATATCTGATTCCACTTCATATTCAGTCCAGCCCTCCTCCTTGTTTGAAGAAAGAACCTTCCAAGTGGGGATTCTTGCGCCAATTAATTTTGGCGTATACTGATCGTAAATTTTAAATATGGTCTTAAAGAACTTCATCCCTACCCCGATTTCTTCACGTCCCTAAGTGGCGCTCTTCTGCTGTTATTCTTAAATCCACAAACCTTACACTTTCTACCTTCCCTAACTAATGATTTATCACAACCGCCGCACCAAAAGGTACCAATGCTGTTGTTTCTCACTTTCTCGCGATTAGTGGGTTTGTAATCCATACATCTTTCAAATACTCTAAAAATTTATTCATATCTTCCTCTATTGCGTTTTCAACTACGTCATTGCTTTGATGACATAGCGACCACGTTTCACAATAGCCGGTCCTAAGCACCTGCAGTAATTCCTCGTCCGGAATTATCGTGATACAAATACTATCGATATCGTTAGCCCTTAAGATCACACTATCATTAAATGGTGTACTCACACCAGCAAATCCATCATCCAACAGAAAACGGCATAATCTACTATCTTTAACATTCTCACATAAAAATCTAGTACCACATGCTGTCAATTCCAAATTCACTACATACTCAACATTCCCGAACACACCATCGTTTATTCTTTCCGACAATCTTTGTGCACCCCTACCACCAAACTCTTCACAGTCAGTAAAAACAACATGGATGCTCTTATTTAATTTAGCCACACGGCACATGTGCGCAAAAGCAATAAGGTTCACCACGCTAGCGGAATTATCTAAACAATTATCCGAATTAATATTAACAATATCGTGATGGGCAACAAAAATTATAGACTGTTCAGATCCAACATCGAATGATAACTCAATGTTGACATACGATAAAGTTGGATCATACGCTTCAAACACATCAAGATTTGGCGTTGACGGTAGGTGATCGATTATATATTTAGCCCGATTAGTTATGGGGTTTTCACTACCCATAAACGTAGGATATAGGTTTCTTACTTTACATAGCTCTTGTAGCATATGATATTGGTTCATACACTAGTATAATATGGGTGAAATGGTGGGGGAATTATTATCGTCCCCATCTTCGTAAATGAGTGCTCTGCACGCCCTCAGAAGCATCACAAACTCTACATATTCTATTTACTATACCCACAGTAATCTCCTAACAAATTAAATACTATGGCATTAATCGCCAAAAACGCTAAATACAACAAGACCCGGATTTCTCCGGGCCTTGTGTTTCCTTGGCGCTATTCTTTCTTACAGAGCGTCCACAGTAATGGTGCCGTAGTAAAGACCACCATCTTCGATAAGCTTCTTGCCGTATCGAGTCATGATGCCCTTGTTTGGCGAGAAGGAGTTCGGGTCCAGCACAGTTGGAGTACTGAGCAATGGAATGTACGGCGCGTAGAAGTAACCCGCGTCGAGCACCGAGCTTCCCTTGAAGCCAAGCAGGACCTTGCAGTTCGGGAACAGCGGGTCCTTGTAGAGCGTCATCTTGCCTTGAATTGTACCAGCCTTGGAAATACCAATGTCCATTCCGTCCATCGTAAGGGCGTCCGAACCACGGAAGTCGTTCAGCTGCTCATACTTGGAAGCAATATCAGCACTGGTCACAATCCAGTTAGCTGGACCACGCAGGGTTGTGCGGTGAATGATATTGGCTACTTCCAATGTTTTGTAAAGTAGCGCAATGTTGCGGTCCGTGAAGTTCACGGCAGCACCGGCACCAGTTGCGAAGTTGTGTGACGCACGAACGGCAGCGGAGATGATTAGATCGTTGATGATTTCACGATCGATTTCCGCAACCATTTCGTCAGCCATCAAGTCGCTCAAGGTCTGTTCAGCATCAATGTTGTGAACGGCCTTAAGGTCCTGTGCAGCTTCCAGCGACCAAGTGGTTTTCAGCTTACGAGTCGTTGCTGAAACCGTGTCACTGTCGATGCTCAGGGTCAGTTCTGGCTGAAACGGGTTATCTTCCAGGTCGTACTCGTAGTCTGCTCTCGCGATTAGACCAGTAGCATCGCCTGCTGAAAGAACAACCGTTGCAAGACCTGTCGTGTTGCTAAAGCTTGATGCGCCAGTATCGACTGTAAGTGCCGCAGCCGCTGTTGCATCTGACTTAAGAACGTTGTCAACGGTACCATCTGAACCGAAGGTAACGGTAACAAGCGCAACTGGATCGTTGCAATCATCAACATCACTTTCGAAGATGTTGACAACAACAGTACCAGCAAGGATCGGACGATGAAGCAGGGTGCCAGTAATACTTGCACCACCACCAGCAATCGTTAGATCTTCACCGCGTACTTGCTGTGAGGAGTAGTACGGATCAAGTGCCCAACCATTCTGGCGTGAGAACGCCTGACTGGTGTTTTGGCGCATGATCTGCGTGCCTGCAAGCGTTTGACCCTTCGAAATCGCATAGCGATATCTTAGATAGAAAATCAACGCTGCTGGTTGATTCATTGGCTGAACACCAACAAGGCTGTCGGCAATCAGCTTAGCATAGCTCTTTCTGATTAGAGGAAGAGCAAAGCGCGTAAAGTCAGCTACGTCAGCGGTTGTCGTCGCATCTTCTGTAAGCATGCGTGAGCCACCCTTCGGGGCTACCATGCTGTTGTACTGATTTTCAAGAATTTGGGACATAAGACCAATCTTGGAACGACTGGCCTTGATCTCACCCATCTTCTTGAGAACCGGCGACCACTTTGCTGCTAGCTGATTACGCTTGGCTTCAAGCATTAGGTAATCGGCTTTCATTTATTTTTCCTTGTTTAGTAAAAACTTCTATTCGTCCATCGATTTAGCAATGTCTTCAATCGATAGCGTTGCTTGTTGTTTTGCCTCAGTAACAATCTTTGAAGGAGCACGCTTCACTTTGTCTAAAGCTGGCTTCTTCGCTGTCTTTTTATCGGTTGACTCTATAACAACCTTGCCCTTTGAATCCTTGGACTCATCCTTGGATTCAACAACCTGACCCTTCTTGGCTTCTTCAAGTTGCTGTTCGTAAAGTCTAACTTTACGAATCGACTTAGCTGCAATGTCGTTAGTCTTAGCCAACTTCGATTCAAGATCACGATTACCCTGAGTCAATTCTTTCAGTCTGCTTTCAAGCAACGAATAGCGCCTCTTCGCGGCCTTGAGTTGTCCATTCGCGTCATCAACCGTTTTGATATCAAGCCCTTCAAGTATTGTTGCAACTTGACGAAGCTTGTTGGCTGACTCGGACTCCTCCATTGCCAACTGTTTGGATCTTGACTTAGCTACGCGATCAGAAACGCTCTGCAAGTAGGTTTCAACCTTCTTAGCAAGGCGTGCCTTTTCTTCTGAAACTGCCTTCACACAGACACCTTTCATTTCTTTAACTTTGGTGTCATAATTTTCTTTAATCGCCTTCTTCTCATCAGCAACATGCTCATCAATGAGAGTGAGGAATTGCTGTGCAAATTCGTCACTACCACTAAGTTTGGTGAGGGCGTCCTTAATCTTTTTCATCTCATGCTCCCTTGACGTACTTATTTTTGCTTAAAAGTACACAGCGTAAATAATAAGTTTATTTACGAAGGTAATCAGTTAGTGCACGAAGAGCATTATGCTCAATGTGCTTACGAGTACTGGCTTCACGAACATTATTTCTAGCCCTGATTCTAGATTCCATCACTGAGAGATCAGTGCCAGAAACAGAAGGTTCAGCAACGGCATCAAATGTAATGAGATTGTAGCCATCTAACACCTTAAAGTACTGCTTACCTTCCATAGTAACAGATTCCATGTCACCAACACCGCGAGAACTTACACCAACTGTTACACCCTGCATCAACAGTCCTTTTAACTGTTGACCGTAGGTGGTGAATTCAAGAATTTCAGCCTCGCCTAACACCCGATTGTTATCAACCCACAGCTTTGTTATCAGATGTGAAACTCTATCTAAATGCAGTTTGGCATCGGAAGGATGGTCAAATTCACCAAGAACTCTTCTTGCGTTTAGATCGTTTTGCAATGATGCAACTGCATGCTCCAACACATTCTTAGGATAAATCCTCGAATTAGCGTTTGGAGTCTCTGCTTCTTGGAAAACGCCGGTAACTCTCATCACCGACATCTGTTTCTTCTTGCCGTTTTGAATACTTTCACTAATCACATTTTGAATATCCAAAACCTCAAGAGGTCTGGAATCCACAATGCAGGGATGGCTCTCGGCTATGATTAACTTTTTGTCCATTATTTGCCCCACTTATACTTGCCCATACCCTTACTCTTCTCGCCTTTTACTCCACTATCGGAGACTGAAGGCTTCTTACTGGCAGGGGCATTTGGAGCGCCCTTTGATCCACTTTCGCTATCTTGCTTAGCAGATTGAGCCTTGTTCTTCTTCTTGCCGTCGCCCCACGAGTCCGCTGGCTTTTTCGAGGTATAGCTTGCATTTTTCGGATCAACGAACTCTTCGTCTAAATCCTCTTCGCAATCACTCTCTTCATCCAACTCTTCGGTTTCTTCTTGCTCTTCAACTTCTTCCGATTCAATAACAAATTGGCTTATTGTGCCAATCACCCCACAGTTCCCACACTTGCCTTCAGATTCCTTGATCGTGATATCCGAACTATCGCAGATCGGACACTTCGATTCCGTTTTGGTACCAGATGACTGAATTCCCTTACCATCTTGGTCCATCTCGGTATCATGTGAATCACCAGAGCTAGGTGAAGCACTTGATTTCGCGTCAGTTTTGCTGACCGACTTTTTCTGAACGCCACCACTTCCCTGTAAATCGTCCATTCTTTCATCACCACCAATTTTACCTTCGGCCCCGCCTAAATCATTCGAGGTCTTGGTGGTCATACCTTGAGTGTGCGTTTCATCTAGTTGGTCATCTTTTGATTCGGCTTCACCCTTTTCGTCATCATCGCTATCTTCGTCTTTCTTGCCTGCCTTTTCATCCATCTTCTTTTTGATGAAATCAGGAAGTTCGCCCTCGTCTAAATCCTCTTCTTCAGTCAAGGCATTAGACATATCGCGAATCATGGCAGTGTCAAAAACTTCTTTGGCAGAATGCTCATCAGCAAGTATGGACGTTAACCACTTCTTTCCTTCTGTAACGAAGCTGCTATCAGATCCAAGCTTGAAATCGAATTTTCCGGCACCATCACCGATACTGACCTTGCTTCCACCCGGACCCTGAATGTAGAAACTACCATTTTCGGCTAAGAAGCCCTTATATCCAAAATTTTCCACAACCGATTCTTTAACAGGATTGATTGACGATCTTCCATATCCAGATCTCTTGCCCTGACCATGACGCTTTGTTCCATGCTTGTATTGATCTTCATCTAGATCGTCGTCATCGTCGTCATCATCGTCGCTGGAGTCGTCGCTGGAGTCGTCTGAATCGTCGTCTCCATCGTCATCGTCGTCCCCACCAAAGTCTGGGGGGCCATCGGAATCGTCTGCGTCGTCGCCTTCAGCGTCGTCGTCGCCTTCGGCATCATCTCCGCCAAATGGAATTGCATCTCCACCAGCGTCATCTTCTGTATCTTCTATGCCTTCAAGATCGTCTTCACCTTCAATGCCATCATCGACGATATCTTCAACACCAGCATCGGCTTCTTCATCACCCATTTCACCAGTGTAATCAGCAGCGATATCCATGTCATCGCCAGTGGCAACGGCGTAGCCATCATCCATTGCGCCTACTTCAGGCTCAGCACCCGGCATTGAAGCGCCTAATTCACCACCAGAGGCAAAAGCTTGAACTTCAGCTTGCAGTTCTTCATAGTTACTTCTTAGGATAGCACCCTTTTCAGCAATTTTTTCTGCTGAAGCTATGGCGGCTTCGATTTGGCCCATTCCGCCGTCAATGCCCTCTTCGGCAAGGAACTTATCCCAGTTTTCTGTCACAAACTTATAATGCTTTTCGAGAGCGGCCTTGATCTGTTTTCCAGATTTGGCTACTCTTGCCTCTCTCATGAGCTTGGCGCTCTCAGTGATAGGCTTGGCGTTCTTTTTCTTACTTTCAAGTTCAATTTCTTCATCGCCACCTTCGTCGTCAATGTCGATGTCTTCCTCATCACCGAAATCATCACCGCCGAGGTCACCGCCTTCATCACCGCCTTCATCACCGAAATCATCAGCGAATTCGTCATCATCACCACCGATGTCAAAGTCAAGGTCATCTTCATCACCAAGATCTTCAGCACCTTCGCCTTCAATAGCACCCTCTGGCGCAACCAGCTCATCCTCGTTTTCGCCACCGGGGATTTCATCAAAGCTGGAAAGATCATCTGCTCTTGTGAGCAACTCGTGACTAACACCAGCCATAAGTGACTCAACTTCATCACGCAGGGCATCGTCAGCAGTGTCAAGCTCTTGTAGTCGGACCTGATAATCTCTTACTTGATCCAAGAATTCTGAATCGGCAGAGTCACCATTATTATCAAGAATCTTCTCAGCGAACTTAAGCGACATCATGTACATGTCGTTATCCGCTCTTTCATTAAGGATTTTATTTAAGAATCCCTGATAATCCTTTTCGAAACTGGTTGATTCCTTTAGTGTCATCACTTCATGTGAAAACGCTGGATCGCCAGTTTTATCTGCGGTCTTTTCCCACGCTTCTAGGATATCGCTTCTATTCGCTTTAACGTTAGTCTTAAACAGAAGCTTTGCAACGTGATCAGCAACAATTCCGTTCATGCAGTTAATGGACGCAAGCGTATTGTCAACCAACTGCGCTGTTTCTTCTTCATTTAGAAGGCAGAATTCTTGATACTCTTCAAGGAAAACCTTAGACTTTTTAACAGCTTCGTTTAGCTTTCCTTTTGAAACCAAGCTAGAAACATTCTGCACGAATCTTTGGAATGACGGATCACGCCAAGCATTCGACGCGACATTTTTCATATCGCGTGCAACGACTCTACGACGAGTATATTCGTTAACTGGCCACTGAACAGTCTTATCATCTTCTGCAATCATCGCAGTGACGATATTGCCATCTGTGCCGATTTCATGAGTTTCGGAAATAAGATCCGAAATTCTCATAATCAGCTTGGACATTTTGTTTTCTGGCAATACTTCGTTATCAACACGAATTCTGTGGACATTGCCATCCTTCGTGCGAACGATTCCGCTTTCTGGAATAACTTGCGGTCTAAATCTGCTAGATTCAATCTTATCAAAGACTCTACCGGCTCTGTTGAAATTGTCATCAGAAACAGCTTCAACCAAGTCCTTACAGAACGATGAAAAATCATCACTCTTAGCAGATTCAGTTACTACGACGCGCTTGGCATCTTTAATAGCATAACGGTTTCCCTTATGCTTAGTAACTGTCGCTTCGTAATATGTGTTAGTTCCGACGTTTTCATAAATAAGAGTATTCTTATTTATAGAAACAAGTCTTAAATTTTTATTTTCTTTTTGCCCCAATCTCTTAAGCTGATTTTCAAACAGCCTGTGCTTGGAAGCGACACCATCGTTAATCTTGCCCAGAAGATCGCGGGCGTCATACACAACGGACGCCTGAGATGTCTTCTGATTGGCATTGTTCTTCTTCATTAGGATGTCTCCGTGACTACAATTTTCTTACTTTTGATAAAACAGTAACTATTGTAATATGTTAATTTCCAGTTGCTTCACGCACATCATTATTCGTAATTTCTTGATCTTCGGTAACAGGATTCTGTTCCTCAGATTTCGTTTTCTTACCTAACATCTCAAGTAAAATTTCTTTTGCTTCATCCTTTGCTTCATCTGCTTCATCTTCTGAAACATAAGAAACAATCTCTACATTGTTATCTTTGCCGGATAACCCATCTAATTCGCCATTGTTGAGCAATGAATGTGTTGGATCTCTATATTTATCCCAAGGTCTATAATTTTCCATTAGATTAATTATATCTAACAAATCTTCTTTCTTACTAAGCGCCATATTTTTGATTAATTCTGGTGTAATATTTTCTTCTTCAATACCTAAAGTATCAACAATTTCATTAATCATACGCCTTTTATCGATTGAAGTATATGATTTGTGAGTTTCTATTATTGTGCGAAGTTTCTTCTTTTTAGTTTCAAGTTTGGGTTCTTCGGCTTCGTCGCCACCCTCTCCACCCAAATCCAACTCTTTATCCCCGCCTTCAAGACCGCCGCCAAGATCACCGCCGCCGCCACCAGCGAATCCCGGTAATGACAAACCACCGCCTCCTCCACCGCCACCGCCGCCACCTAATCCGCCTTCTTCTTCATCACCTTCGTCTGAGGCCATTTCACGGCGTTGTATTTCCAACAGTTCAATTTCATCAGCAGTCATATCAGTGAAGCGAGATAATATCCATTCCGGTGTGAAATATCCAGTATCTTTCAATTGTACTATCACATCGGCTCTGCTTTTCCAAGTCTCAATGCGATATAATTCATCAATAGCAGAGCTTGATGTCATAGCAATATCAAAACTCTTCATCTGCTCAGTAGTATAGCCTTTTAATGCCAAATGTACTAATGCTACTTTCTTTAATCCAATACCAACTTCGCGCTGGATATGTTGAACAGCTTTTGCAAATTCAGGTGCAACTTGAGATAGCGATTGTCTAGAATCTTCTGATTGATCGCCAATACCAACTCTAGCGAATGGTACTTTTAATGCTGATATCATTTTCTTTTTGAAGTATTCAATGTCAGCAATTTGATCCAAATTCTCAGCACCCGGAAGGGTGTCTACTTTTGGACCACTACCATCTGGCCTAACTGGCAACCAAAAATCATCTTCTTGCAGATGTGGCGACCATCTTTCGTTCATATCGCCACTGGCCGGATCGAAAATTTTCTTGCGCTTAAACTGACGTGATACCATTTCCATATAATTTGGTATTTCACGAGTTGGAATATTACCAATAGGAATGGTAAATACTCGCTTTTCTGGTGCTCTCGTCAAGCGATAGATAATCGCTGCATCTTCCATCAATCTCAGTTGTTTAAATGCCTTTCTAGCTCCATCCAGTATCGAACGTCCATAAGGGTGGTATATGTTCTCATAACTTGTCAACCTCATATGCATTACTTGCCAAGGATGAAAAAACACTGGGCTCGATGTCATTTCATCTTGGAAAAAGAAACCAACTAAGTCATTTTGTCTTGTCTCAATTCTAGTGAAATTGTAAATATTAAGATGCTTTAATGCTTGAACGCTATCTCTATTTTCTGATGTTAATATCTCAAACGCCATGTCACCATATTTAACTAGATATCTTACCATAGACCTTAAATGCATATCGATAGTAAGAATATCATAAAACAAATGTTCTAATTCTTCCTTAACTTCTTTATGCTTGGAACGAATGAATATTACGTGCTTGCGCTCTGGATCAGTAAGCGATGCCTCATCAGCATAAAGATCAAGTGCTAACGAAATTTCACCAATTTCGTCCATTTGGTCGAAATCTTTATACCTCTCTAGCCTGTTAATTTGAAGATTGGTTTGTTCTAGTAATGAATAGCTATTCGACTGATTTACAACATCACCAGTCGATGTGATTCGTGTTAAATCTGTTTGATTAGATAATAAATTTTCATGGCCATAAATCCTACCACGTTTTAGGTATGCTCTTAGTCTATCCCAAAATTGGTAGCTCATGCCACTCTCTTATTGATACCTAGATATATATTTGTGATTATCTATTCTTCTTATTAGATACTATTTTTTGGGATGAAAACCCAAGATTTTCTTGCTTCTTACTCTTAGCCACCGATTCTGGCTTTGTTAAAGTAATCTGTTTAACAATTTTCTTAGACGCTGGCTTTTTATTTACATCTTCCCTAAGTCTAAGCCTTTGGTCGTCTACTGATTCACCTTTCTTCCTATTAAACCCACCAATCTGCGATGCAAATTTAGTCAGTTCATCCTTATAAACAATTTTCATATCTGTTTCGTCTTCAAATCCCAACCCACTAAAAGGCATCATGGCCATTGCGTTGCCAAATCTAGCATGGGCTTCACCAATATCAGTAGGTACGTCACCGTAACTTTGCGAACCAGCCCTAAATGGCGCTAACGCATCACCACTAAAAGCATGTATATCGCCAAGAGCGAAAAATGCTAATGCGGTAGCAAGAACGCAATCATCACTATTGCCGGGTCCCGGTTCATTTCCAGTTTTACCATTACCAAAATTAACATAAATAGTAAGTTGCTTATATAATCTAGACGAATGGATTACGAATCCATCCACGCCAAGATTCTCCCGTAGTGCTCCATTAAGTTTTGGCTTTGAACCAGTGGAAATGGCCAATCCTACTTGGCCCTTATCTTTTGGTTTCTTTTTAGATCTCCACAAACTGGGGTAACAGATTTCATTTTCTAAATCTTTAGCTAATGTTTCACCAATACCAGTCTTATCAACAGCGACCAACGCTGTGTTATACCATCTACCAAGATAATCAATCATATACTTAAGCTCGGCAACATTAACTCTAATATTCAATTCTGCTACTTGTTCTTGTGTATCAATATCAAATATTTCAATGGCTGAATAATCTTTATTGTCACCACCAGACACGTCAACACCCATCACGTAACTGTGACCCTTTGTTCTATCCGTATGATGGACTGGTTTTTCCCAAATCCACAAATGTTTATCAAAGTCGATATACCGACTTTCACCAGTCGTTGGATCTTCATAATCTACCGTACTTAACGTGTACTTCGATTTCTTTACTTCTTCTTGATTTTCACCAATATATCTCAATACTGATGGATCAACAACAGTATTGCCAGACCCAAGAAATTCGGCCAGCACTTCCTGCTTAAATAGATGGCCCTCGCCTCTTCTTTGAAGAGCCTTATATTGTTCTTCTAGCCAAGGCGACCACCAAGGACCATATCTGTCTTTTTCTTCCTCCGATTTTGTTCGTCGTATGTCTTTTCTTGGACTAATTTGGACTATTTCACCAGTATCACTTTCATATTCAATAGTCCAGTTCATATCCCACCAATTAATTTGGATAGGATTAAAAACAGACTCTTCGGCAACAGCGTCCATCCACGTTGCCCAATACCAGTTACCAACACCTTTACACGTTGAAATGACAATACAAGAACCACCGTGCATGAGAGTGTTGTGTGAAATGAACCCATTAGCTATGTATGTGCTAGTTTCTGGCACAGAAATATCACCAGTATGAACTGTTACTTGCTTAATATCTTCAATCATATCTATGTAAATATTATTCGATACCAAAAATCCTAGTTTAGTTTCTTCTAAATCATGCTTATCGCACAATTCAACAGCAGTTTCATATGGGATTGATCCATTTTTAATATAGTACGTTAATCTATTATATTCAAGAGTTCTTGATTTATAGTACGACCGTGCCTTTTTAGCAAATTCACGTACTACATTGTGTTTAATCGGTTTTGAATTAGTCGATTTAACATTATTAAGTAGATCATTTTTCCGATCAGACAAAAACCCAACTTCATTTCTAAATCTCAACAAATTAGCGGAGTCTGCTATAAACAACTCATAATAAATATCTTTACTAAATCTATTATCAGACTGTCGCACGTGCGTGTTTGTTATTATGCCAAGCGATAACAATGCTGTTCTAACTTCATCAACCAGTTTACTAGATGAAGTAGAAAACCCGACCTTTTTGTATTCGCTATTTGCACAATACCCATCTGCTTCAAATAATCCACGTAAGAATGCTGCAATCACTAACCTGCCAGAACGTAATATTAGCTTAGGAATTGAAGCATTTCTTGAATTATCTTTCGATAATAGCCCAATTTCATTTAAATGATCAACGAATTTGGCATTATTAAGTCTTACATCAATTGTCCCATTGCCTTTTTGCTCATAAGCATTTACATCTATACTTTTTAATTTCTCTATTAATTTTATTCTAAGATCAACATCTTTTGGGTCGGTGCTTAAAATGAGCCTCTTTGGTCTTGACTTATACGCAGTACCATCACCTATATAATATCCAATTATCTCAGCCAAATTTTCATCTATAACATCATTACTACCACTACACGTATCCATTTTCATACATATAGCATCACCAAATTTCATATCCTTCATATATCGCCACGTATATTCTCCATTTTGATCAATAACTCTTAATCTGTGATCTGATGTTGCCGATATTTCATATCCCAAGTAAGTTCGAATATGTATTGCTTCTGATAATCCATTATACCACGAAGCATTTGAATTTTCAAAGCCAATATCAGTACAAACATTCAAATCACCCTTGGTGAAATTTTTAATTCTTGATTTATCAACAATATCACCAATATCTATTAAGCCATCGCTAGTTGACAATAACGTTCCAAAAGAGACACATTGTTGCCCTCCAGCCCACATATCTTCCATATGCTGCATGAATGCAGCT